CTGCAGAGGAACTACCAATGTCACGAGTGTTATCACCGTCAGGTATTAAGTTAGCACCAAGTGTGCCTGACACAATCACGTTACCTGATAGGGTCATAGTGCCAGCTATGTTAGCTGCACCAGCTAAATGTAAGTCTTTAAACTTAACACCGCTAGAGCCTAAATCTATATCGTTATTTGTTACAGGAAGAATAGCACCGTCTTGAAAACGTATTTGTTCTACTGTAGAACCTGCACCACCAGCATCTACGAAAACTCCTACACGATTATTTGTATCATCAACAACAACTTTATTAAGTGGTGTAGCAACTCCGGGGTCTCCAATCAATCCTATGACTGGACCCTCTGCTGCCGTACCATCGTGTTTATGTCCTGATGTATTTACGAATGCTGCAAGTATTTGGTTAAATTCATTATTACTGTCGGCAGCATTGATAATATCACCATCTGCAAAACTGGACTGTCTGGTATAACCTGCCATTAATTATCTCCTTGCGTCTGCCGCAAACTCTAGTTGAAATCCCTTTAGGGCGTATGGTGCTGATGTGCCTCTATCGTTAACTCGTAGTGCTACAGCAAATCCACTACCTTCAATTGGTTGTCTAATAAGTGGGTTAGACTGTCCACCGTATGTTGCAGTACCGTAAACAGAACTTCCATATACAGCAACTACCGTAGAACTGTCAAAAGGATATGCGGCTGGTCTAGCTACGTTAGGTGCTTCATAGTCGTAACGTACAAACAAATCTGCATTCACTGCTGCTTCAGGTGCGTAGTTAATAATTACACGCTGAAATGATTTGCGTAAACCTGCATCTCCCATAGTCAAGTCAGGAGAACGATACTTACCCGTTACACTATTGCCGTCAAAGTTATTACCTTTTTCTTGCCTGTACACATAACCATCAAAGTCACCATGTAAAACTATACTTTCACCTGATGCTACTACACTATCTGTACAGTTAGGTCTTATACCTTTTAAGTCTGCAAACTCGTAGCTGTCACCTTTACGTACACACATAATCCCTGTAGTTGTAGCACGAGGAGTTTCAGAGTTAGAAAAGAATATTCTGTACTGCGTTTTATCTGGTATGACTACGCTTTCAAACTCATCTACGTCAGACAATCCTTCAAAGCGTTCTTGTACTGCTCTACTAATTGTACCAAGTTCTACGTCACCAATCTTAGCTGTACCAGCAACTGTACGTAATCCGTCTGGACCTAAGAATACAACATCACCTGCAAATTCTTGAATAGTAGAACCATTGAGACATCCAATCTCTCTGGTTATAGGTTGTATAGCAAAGTCAGCTAATGCACTACCTGTCAGTTTAAATATACGTTCTTCACAAAATACAATTAATGCGTCACGAAAGGGGAACAATCCAGTAATAGGACTATCAACATTTATTGTACCTGCACCCTGTCCCGACTGAAAATCATTATCCGTAAACGGTGCAGTAAATACTAGAGACTGTGATGCTGCTGACATACCAGCAAAGAACATATGGTTCTTATAACCAGTTACAAACTTAGGGTCTGCAGGTGCGCCAGAAGCGTTAATGTCAACTACAGTATTACTAGCAGTCTTGTAATTAGATGCATGATTAGCACCATCTGCCCATATTATGTAGTCTACACCTGCAAGATTATATCTGAAAAAAGAGTATCTACCTGCGCCTGTTCTACCAGAATCTATCTCTGTCCAGAACTGTGTAACTACCGCAGCATTATTATGTGCTGCTGCTGAAGTACTGTTGGCTCCTCTTGAACAACCCGTAAATGTTGTACTGGTTTTACCTGTATAGGTAATCTGTTCTGTGCCAATTATTATAGTGCCTTGCGTACTAAAGTTAGTTGTAGATGCTACAGCAATAGTCGTAACTGAATTATTAATACCTGCACTTAATGTAGTACTACCATTACTGCCTTTGTATACCTTACGCCCACGTGCCGCTATAACATTACCATCAAAGTGTGCAGACATTAGTACTGGTTCACTGTCACTCTGGTCTTGCGGAACTTGATTAGCATTCCACTTTTCATAGCCTGAGATACGTCTGTACCCACCAGTAGTCGCAGGTTCAAAGTTTTCCAGTTCTAGTGCCATCCCCGGCTGCATAGCAAAGGTTGATTGGTCAAGAACCAGCCCACCCTGACACGCAAATACAAACGGATTGAGGCCAGATTCATCAGCCATTATTTAAAATCCTGCGTTAATGCCATATCCTTGTGAACGAGGGATATAGGTAGACCGTACATAATCTGCTCTATTAATCAAAAGAGTTTGCATTTGTTTTATACCATCTTCAAATCGTGCAAAGTTAATGCCATACTGTTGTGCTTCACCACGATACTGATATGCATATGCAGTTGCACCATCTACTATAACTTGTCTAAACTGTTCTGGTACTGTTGGTACATCGGTTGACGCAACTAAAAGAACAGGTTTAATGAAGTGTTCAAACTTTAATTCGTATGCTTTATCTGGATATGGATGCAGACCATAATTATTATCTGGTGTTCTAAATACAAACTTAGGCACACTGCCTATACTAGTTGTAGTCTCTTGAGAAATATATTTTTGTGTATACTCTTTATAATCTAAGATGCGTAAAGTTGTGCCAGCTACAGCTAGTGTATTATCTCTACTAATACGAAATGTATCATAGTCTACAGACTGGCTAGTTGTAGGAATACTATAGCGTGTCTGTCCCGCTACTAAAGTCTGTGTATGAGTTAAATGTGTAAAAGGCCAGCCAAACTCTCGCTGGTTAATATAATTAATAGAATCATTTACAGCGTTCTTACACTGCACTTGAAAACCTCTAGCCGCTGTAAAGTTAGCAGCAGTTAAGGATACCTCATTCATTCGGGCAATAACTTCATTAGTAATATCTAAGTAATCGTATGCCATAATGCATCCCTATATAAAATCAGAGATGAGGGGCAAGTTACCCTGCCCCCCACGTTAGTCTGTTATTTAAGCAAAGTCACGCTTTACTTCTTGCGCAGTCAAATCGCCTTCTTCTGTACAATCCATCAAGATAGCCCAGATACGGAACTTGCCCGTAGTCAAAGCTGTACCCGATTGAGTAGCCAAAGTCAGGTCGATATTGTCATCTGCAACACACATCAGAGGCTGGTAAGCTGCAGCATTTTGTGCTACAACACCTGCCGCTGTGCCTGATGCACTGTTGAAACCATCAACAAAACAATCAGCATCAACGCCTGTACCTAAGTCCACAGTAGAAGTTCCTGCTGAAGTAGCAGTAACAACTTCAATGCCAGCGTTCATAATCATGAAGCCTTTTTTGACAGAGATGCAAGGAATTACATCGGCTGCTGCAAGGGCAGAACCTTTGTCAGACAATGCAGTAGCAAAGTCTAGTTCCATCTCAACCATGTACGGGTTGCGACCACGTTGCGAGTTGCCACGTGCCGCTTGGAGTGTATTATCACCTAGTGCCATAATTCAATCTCCTCTACAGCAAGCAGTATTTGGCATTGACAAGACCTTCAGGACGAAGAATCTTTCTGCCATACAAATGCATACCACGGACAATATCAGCGAAGCTGTCCGGGTCGCGGTAAGTCTCAGTCTTGTTGATTTGGTCAGCAGTAGCGACTGATGAAGAATGACCAGCAACAATCATGCCAAAGTTATTAGCATTAGTTCCACCTGTAGTAGATGGACCTGTACCAATAGAAGGCAGGTTGTTAGAGACATGGACTTTAAAGCCATGCAGGTTATTCAAAATCAAACCATTCTGTAGACCAGAACCACCAAAGTCTGAATCAAACAAACGTGAGTCTTCATCTTTCAGTAGTTCAACAAACACTGGGTCAATTACCAACCAACGACCTTGTGACTCTACGTTTTGCAAGTCAAGTTGACGAGCCATACGTGCAATCACAGTCAATGGGTTAGCTACGCCAGCAGTTGTTGGTACAGCTTCAGATGCGCGAGGCTTCAAGCCCACACAGTTAGCAGCGTTACCAGCATTAAAGTCAGCGGCTGTCAACTTCATTGAAGTAAGAAGTTCATCTGTGCCAGCAGTGGCAACAGCAACA